TCAGATCGAGCGGCCGAACCAGACAACGCGGCCGGCGACCTGGAGCTTGTCGGCGGCTTCGGGGGTGACTTCTTCGGGTGGGTAGCGCTCGTTATCGCTCGTGATCAGGATCGAGCCGTTGACGCGACGCTGGGCGCGTTTAACCACGACCTCTCCATCCAGAATCAAGACGTAGAGGGCTTCCGCCCTGATTCGCTTCACAGCGGTGTCAACGATCAGGTCGTCACCGGCTGATAGCGTCGGCTCCATGCTGTCTCCCGCGACGGTGACGATGTTCGCATGGGCCGGAGAAACGCCGATAGACCGCAGGAAAGCACGGGGGAACGGCACCATTTCAAGGGTTTTCTCCGAAGCACCTGATGCGCCCGGCCCCGCCGATGCCACCACGTCGAGGCGGGGGATATTGCTCACATCGTGCCGATCCGTCGCTTCGCCGTCGGAGAAAGCGTCGCCATGACCCGTAGCAAGCCACTCGATCGAGCAGCCGGCACGCGTTGCCAAGCCGGTCACCACGCTCAAGGGCGGCTCGACCTCGCCCGACACATATCTGTCCAGCGTTCTGCCAGATTTGCCGGTTGATTCGACGGAAGCGTCGATACCGATTCGCTTTATGACGGATCTAATTCTTTCGCCCAGCTCCGGAAGCGAACCGTAAACCGCCTTTACCCTTTCGGGATCGCCCATGTTTCCACCGTAAGTCTTTGTATTTGTGGGGCAATGACAGATTTGCGCCACGCGTGACAGATTTCGCAAGAGTAAAGACAAATATGTCTTGATCTGAGACGTATCTGACGGCACAATTCGGGCCATTGCAGTGATTTGCAAATCCATCCGCCGAACCCTGCCAGGATCGCATCAGAAGGACCCATCATGACCAAGACGAAACTCCCCGAGGTGATCTGGGATCGCCACACCATCCTCGCCGAAATCCGCCGACGCGGGATGACGCTTTCGGGCATTGCCGAGGATGCGGGGCTGGAAGGCAGCGCCTGCCGTCACGGCATTGCACGACGCAACCGAAACGGCGCGCTGGCCATTGCAGCAGCGCTCGGTATTCCCTTCGACACCCTGTTTCCCGGCTACCACGCCCGTGGTCACAACAGTGATGCAAACCTTAGCCTGAAACCGGCTTCCTCGTCACGTCAAAACGTTGCCCCGTCCGTGGACGGGAAAGCGGCCTGAACGGACGGAGCTGAAGCATGCGCATTCAAGATATAGACATTGATCTCATCGACATCGGCCCGGGCCGTCGCGTCGCCGACCCCGCCTGGGAAGAGGCTTTGGCTGGCGATATGTCGCGCAATGGCCAAATCGAGCCGATCGAAGTCGTCGAGGTCGGTCAACGCTTCCGGCTGATCGACGGCCTGCACCGTATTGGTGCGCGAAAGATCCGGGGTGAGGCTCTGGTTACGGCGAAGATCAAGACCGCAATCGAGGTCGCAAGCGACGCGGAAATCACGCTGCGGGAGATCGCCTCCAATTTCATGCGCCGCGAGCTTTCCGTGCTCGACAAGGCGCGCGATGTTGCGCGCTGGCGCGCCCTCTATGAGCAGACCACCGGGGCCATCAAACCGGGCAAAAAGGCAAATAGGGGCAAATCTGCACCTAATTCGGATGAAGAGATCGAGGCGCAGTCCGAGCTGTTCTCTGCATCGTTCAGCGAAGCATCGCAGGCAGCGCTGGGCCTGAACAAGGATGCCGTCAAGCGCTTCCTCCGCATAGCCCGGATCGACGACGAGGTGCGCCAGCGGATCTCGCTGCACAGGATTGCGCATAACCAGTCCGAGCTGCTCGCGCTTTCTGATGAGGCGTCAGACCGACAGGTTCGCATTGTCGGGCTGCTGCTTGCCGAGCCCCCGGCTGCCGCAAGTGTCGCTGAGGCCGTTGCGATCATCGATCACATTCTGCCCGTCGAGAAGCAGGCGGCATGGGAGCGGGTTTCCGACAAGTTCTCGAAACTGCCGGACCCGGCAAAGCGGCGCTTCCTGATCGAGCATTGGTCGCTCGTCGAGGAAATCCTTGCCGAGAGGAAGGCTGCCTGATGCGCAAGCGGGATGCCTTCACCGTGGATCTCTTCCGGGACTATCAGCCCGCGCCTGTCGTCGAGCGGTTTGCCGACGATCAGGTCAAGGCCTGGTCAGTCGCGGGACGCCTCGCCAAGGCGATCGCGCTGACCATGGAGGAGTGCCCGCTGACGCGCGACGAGATTGCGGCTCAGATGACCGAAATCACCAAGTCGCCGGTCACGAAGGCCAGCCTTGATGCCTACGCCTCGCAGGCGAAGGAAAACCACCAGATCTCGGCCGCGAAGCTTGCCGCTCTCGTTGCCGTGACCGGAGATGCCCGGCCTCTCAATGTGCTGCTGGAAGAGGCCGGCCTCATCGTGATCCCCCGAAAGTACGAGGCGCTGCTGAAGCGGGAACGTGCCCGCGAGCTGCGCGAACTCCTGGAACGTGAAGAGAGATCGGCCGACGCCGAATGGAGAGCCAAGCGATGAACATGACCAATCACGTAGAAAGCCCCTACTTCGAACGCCTGCCGCGCTACGCACGGCCGGCCCTGCAGGCAGCCTGGGATAAGGCCTATGGCAAGCAGTTCGGTACCATCGCCATCTACCAGTCCTTCTGCAAGGACATGGAAGAGATCGGACACGACAAGCCGTCAAAGCCGCTCATGAGTGACTGGATCGCCCGGGTGCAGGGCGGCTTAGTTGCCCGTCCAGGCTCTGCCGCCGATGGCGCGGATCCGGCGGTTGTAGCCTCGCTCGAAGATGTCTTGGCGGAGCCGATCGAAGAGATCGTCGAGGAGCCTGCAGCCTTCGACCTGGATGGTCACCTGTCCGAGCCCGGGCACAAGGGGCAGGCCGAAGCGGCACATCGCGCGCTTGGTGGCGACAATGATGTTCTCGCACTTTTTGCCAAGGCTGCTGATCCCGCTCCAGAAGTCGAGGATGCATTGACCGAGGTACGGGCGAACCTTCGCAAAGAGCTTCAAACTGCTTGCCTGGACGGCATCGACGATCTGACTGACGAAGTGGTCAGTCGGGCCCAGAAGATGGCGCGGCAGATGATGGTCGAAATGCTGCGGGAGCTGGCCGCCGAAATGGAGGCCGCATCGTGAGCTGCGGAGCCTTCGCCCAGATCGATGCATTCACCGTGGGCCTGCTGGTAGTCACTGTGTGGAATGCCGCCGCGATCAGCGTTTTTAGCTTTCTGATGATGGACATCAGGCGACCCGCTTCGGTGATGTCGCTGTTCTTCTCGGTCACATCCGCCGTCGTGCTGGTTGCCCTCAGCGCACTCGTAACCATCGGGCTTTGCCAATGACCCCGGCTCGCTCTCGCCGATGCGGCGCGAGAGCGCTGCGCGCCCACCCGATCTCCTCCCAGGGGGTGGGCGCGCTTCAGATTTCCAACCGTTTCTGGTGCCGCCAAGGTCTCGCGTCCGGCGCCCGAGCCCTGCAGGTCCGTCTCGTGCCCCAAACCGGGGCGGACCTGCAGATTTCGCACACAGGAGATATCAGTTGAAAGAGTGGCTCACAGCGCAGGAAATCGCGGACGAAAAGCTGCCGTTCTTGCCTACCACCAAGATGGGCATCAACATGCTTGCTGAGCGCGAGAACTGGAACGCCCACCCTTTCGCCCGCCAGCGCCAAGGTCGCGGCGGCGGAATGGAATACCGCTATATGATCCTGCCGGCGACGGCACAGATGGCCTATGTCGCCAAGTATCAGCGCATCGGCGTCGAGGCAGATCAGCCACCAGAGGGCGCGCTTGGTGACGTGAACCTGAATGCCCGCGAGAAGCGCGAGCGGGACGCCAGGGTTGCCATTCTCAGGGCCTTTGAAGATTTCGCGACCGGCATGCGCGCTCGCAGCCGGACGCTGTCAGGCGCCTTTCACCACTTCTCGATCAAGTACAACGGTCGGTCCCTGCAGGTGGAAGATTGGGTGCGGGAAGCCGTGCCATCGATCTCACCCCGCACGCTGGCTCGCTGGCGCTCAAAGGCGAAAAAGGGACTGTCCGAGCTCGCTTTCGATCGAGGGGCCGCTCGCGCCGGTACTGGGGTGCTCGACACGGCCAATGAAGGCAAGGTCCGGACATACATTCTGGGCCTTATCGCGAGTGCGCCACAGCTCTCGGCCGATGCGGTCCTCACGCAGGTACGCGGTGAGTTTGGTGACCATTTAACGGTGCTATCGAAAGGCGATTTAAAGGCCGTCAAAATGCCTTCGATCCGCACCTTCCAGATGTTCATCAACACACTGAAGGAAAAGCACAAGGTCGAGCTGCTGAAGCTCACCAATCCGGACCAGTACCGCTCAACCATGTTGCCTTCGGGGCGCGGTATGTATGCCGATATCAAGCGGCCGAACCAACTCTGGCAGATTGATGCGTCACCGACTGATGCGCTCTGCACCGATGGCCGTCACTCGGTCTATGTCTGCGTCGATATCGCCAGCCGCCGGATGCTGACTTACATGTCGAAGACGCCGCGTGCTTCCGCTGTCGGCCTTCTTATCCGAAAGGCTATTCTCGCCTGGGGCGTTCCGAAGGTCATCAAGACGGACAACGGCTCCGACTTCGTGGCGCACGAGACCAAGACGCTGTTTGCCGCTCTCGGCATCGATCCCGATCCCTCAGACGCCTATAGCCCGGCGCAGAAGGGCCACGTCGAGCGCGCCATCAGGACTTGGCAGCATGGCTTTGTGACGCTCCTGCCCGGCTACGTCGGGCACAATGTCGCCGAGCGAAAGGCGATCGAGGACCGCAAGAGCTTTGCCGAGCGGCTTGGTCAGGACACGGCGGAAGCCTTCAATGTCCAGTACACGGCAGCCGAGTTCCAGGAGCGCTCTGACCGCTGGTGCCTCGACAAGTACCAGCACACTGAGCACGGGGGCCTAGAGGGGCTTACTCCCTTCCGCTACGCGGCCTCGGCCGAGTACACCGTCTCCCGCGTCGATGAGCGCGCCCTTGATGTTCTGCTCATGCCGGTTGCCCGCAACAATGGGCGCTGCACGGTCACCAAGTTCGGCATCCGCATCAATCATCACCACTATCGTCCCGAGGGGCTGCTCACAGGCCAGAGCGTGTTTGTCCGAATGGACCCGAACGATGCCGGCCGCGCACATGTCTTCTCGCTGGACCAAACCGAATATCTCTGCCTCGCGACCTGCCCCGAGCTTGCCGGCATCCATCCGCAGACCTTCGAGAAGGCGCGCAAGGAGCTGCATGCTCAGCAGGTCAAGGAGCGCATCGATCCGATCAAGGCCGAGATCAAGAAGATCACCAGCGGGCCGTCGCTGATCGACCGGGCACTGGAAGTCGCAGCCCGCGACATCCCGAACGTCATCGCCCTGCCAAAGCGCGAGGAAAAGCACTCCACGCCTCAGATCGCCGCCGCGCTGGACGCCATGGATGGTGCCGAGGGCAAGCGGACTGTGGCCGAGGATGCGGGCTTTGATGCGCGTGTCCAACAGGTCGTGCTTGAGGATCTGACACCCAAGGCATCCGGCGAGAATGTCGCCGCCATCCGCACCGGCACCACGCCCAGCCAGCGCTTCCACCGGGCACGTGCACTTCGCGCCCGCATGGATGCCGGCATCGAGCTCCTTCCGGAGGAGGCTTTCTGGCTCGGTTCCTACGAGGGCTGTGTCGAATGGAAGGTGCAGAAGGCTCTGTTCGAAGATTTCGGCGACCAGGCGCCGGTACCGAGTCCCTGAAAAAGAAGCGGCCCGCCGGCTGCCACCGGACGGGCCATCACCACTCATGACGAATGCTTGAAGGAAATATCGCATGAACCAGAATGTCAATCCCAACACCGCCGGGCCCGGCTTCGGCACGGTCGCCGCCTTGAAGAACGTTGGTGCCGCCTTTGGTGTCGCGCAGCGCATCATTGATCGGCCAGCCGGCGTGGATGGCCTGGGGCTCTTCTACGGCCCGTCGGGCTACGGCAAGTCGAAGGCCTCGACCTATGTGCAGAACAAGACCGGGGCGGTCTATCTGGAGGTCTTCGATTACTGGACCCGCAAGACCTTCTGCGAAGCCCTGCTTTCGGAGCTTGGTATCGACAAGCCGAAGGGCACGATCGCGGGCATGATGCAGCAAGCGCTGCGCCTTCTCCAGGACGATCCGAACCGGCTGATGATCATCGACGAGGCTGACAAGCTGGTCGACAAGGGCATGATCGAGCTGGTGCGCGATATCTACAAGGGTGCGCGTATCCCGGTGCTACTGGTTGGCGAAGAGATGTTGCCGCAGAAGCTCGCCCGCTATGAGCGCTGCGAGAACCGCGTGACCGCCTACGGGATGGCGAACCCGAGCGATCTCGACGACGCCCGTCGCCTTGCTGCCCTCTATCATCCGCGCCTGAGCTTCGGCGACGATCTTCTCGCGGAGGTTCTCTCCAAGACAAAGGGCAACGCTTCGCGCATCGTTACCTCGCTTGCCGAGATCGCACAGTTTGCTCGCGCCAACAGCATGACGAGCCTCGCTCGCGCCGATTACGACGGGCCGTTCTTCACCGGACAGGCGCCGCGGAGGGGCAAGTGATGCACCGCGTCCTGAAGCTTACGATCGAAGACGCCCGGCCGATCCGCCACGGTGCCGATTACTGGTGGGGCCGCATCCTCGACATCACGCGCGTCGAAAACGTCTTCTCCTACAAGGAGCTGGACGGCATGTCCGATCCCTACAAGGAGCGCTATCTCGGCCGATTCCTGATGAAGCTGGAGCGCGCCGGCTTCATCGAGAAGGTGGTCGGCGGCTCCTACACGCCAGGCGCACGTGTCTATCGCCTCCTGAAGCGCCAGAGCCAGACGCCTGTCATCTCCTTCGACAAGAAGCAGAGCGTCGTTGGCCAGCGCCAGCAGAACATGTGGAACGTGATGCGTCGCCGTCGCCAGGGCTTCACGATCGACGATCTTGTGATGGACGGCAGCACCGAAGATGCGTTGATCGCGCGCAACACGGCCAAGCAATACGTGATGCTGCTCGAAGGTGCCGGCATCCTCGTCTGCACCAAGCGTTTCAAGCCGGGTCGCGGCTGCAACATCTATGTGCTCAAGGGCTCTGCCAATACGGGCCCGAAGCCGCCCTCCAAGATGAAGGCCTCCATGGTCTACGACCCGAACCGGGGCGTGATCGTCGGTGCAGTCAATGCGGAGGAGGATCTATGAGCCAGACATCCTATGCGCCCGGCGATTTCGCCGGGAAGGCTCGCGCCTCCTGGGGCGACGCGCTCCCGGATTGGGTGCTGATCCTCGCCGAGGCCTGCCAGCGCACAAGCCAGACGGCCGTTGCCAAGCGTCTCGACTATTCGGGATCTGCGATCAGCCTCGTCATCGGCAACAAGTACCAGAAGGGCGATATCCGCCGCGTCGAGCAGATGGTGCGCGGCACCCTGATGGGCGAGACAGTTGCCTGCCCGGCGCTTGGCGACATCGCCCGCAATGTTTGCCTGCAATGGCAGGCCAAGCCCTATGCCGCGACCTCTTCTCTGCGCGCCTCAATGTATCGCGCATGCCGAGACAACTGCCCTCACAGCCGTATCAGCCAGCCTCAAGGAGATGACGATGCTTAGTGACAGCCTCAGGGAATTGCGTGAGCGCATCAAGAGCGGCGGCATGCCGGCCGACACTGCCGGGCTGATGCTGGTGCTCCGAGCCTACGAGATGGAGGCCCGCAACATGGAGGACCGGATCGAGATCATTTCCGGTCGGCCGCACGCGCCACTCGGCGGGCAGCTGATGAGCAGCCCGATCATCGAGATCTCCGGCCACCAGCCGGCACACCACGCCTGACGCCCCGGTGAAGCGCTCTTTAACGGGTGTTTCAAAGCCTCGGAAAACAAGGATCGACACAGATGGAAGCAGTGATTTTAGAAGAAAAGCCTGAGGATGGGGTGACCATCATGAACGGTCGCCCCTTCATGACCGATGCGAAGGGACGCCTGGTCCCGCTCGCGAATGTATCCGCCCAGGACAAGCTGGAGGACGAAACCGTTCGCAAGATCATCGGCTACGCCAAGGAACTGAACGCTCAGATTGCGCGGTTCAGAGACCATACGATCGGCGACATGAACAGCTTCGACGCGCTCCTGGCGCAGGAGTACGGGGTGTTCAAGGGTGGCCGGAAGGGCAACAAGACCTATCACAGCTTCGACGGGCTGATGCGCGTGACGCTGCAGGTTCAGGATCAGATCACCTTCGGGCCTCAGCTGCAGGTCGCGAAAACGCTGATCGACGAATGCCTCAACGAATGGTCGGCCGACAGCCGGCCGGAGATCCAGGCGATCGTCACTCGCGCCTTCAACACCGACCAGGAAGGTAAGATCAACAAGAGCGAGCTGTTCATGCTGCTCCGCCTCGACATCCCGGACGAGCGCTGGAACCGGGCCATGGATGCGATCCGCGCCTCCATGCGGGTCACCGGCTCCAAGGAATATGTCCGGTTTCACTTCCGCGAGAGGGCGGAGGACGAATGGATGCCGATCACAATCTCGCTCGCCAACGCCTGAAGGAGGCTCCGATGAACAGCACAATCATGGATACCGCGAAGCTTATGGAGAGCAGCCTACAGGCGCTTCCGCCTTTCGTTGATGATCGGGGGGTAAGCGCCTGGGAGGAAAGCTTCGCTCGCCGTCGCAAGGCTGCACGTCAGGTGATGCTGGATGCGATCGAGCAAGCTGGCAGCGGCAAGTATTCGGGCGATATCGGCAACCATCGCCTGGAGATCGCTGGTGTCGCCGTTACTGGTCGCTGTGCCTATGAGCAGCTCATGAGCGGTTGGCTCGATGCTGCAAACGCTGTGGCAGGTGCAGCATGAGCAACGCACACACTGTCGCACGCGACCAGCTCCGGGCCTTCGTCGAGCGCATCGAGCGCCTCGAAGAAGAAAAGAAGACGATCGCCGACGACATCGCCGATGTCTATGGCGAGGCCAAGGCCATGGGCTTCGACAGCAAGATCCTGAAGAAGGTCATCGCACTCCGCAAGAAAGACGATCAGGAGCGGATGGAAGAGGATCTGGTTCTCGACACCTATCTGCACGCCCTTGGCATGATCGAAGCACCGGCAGAGGAACAGGCGTGATGGACATCGACCCCATCAAGGCTGGCGGAATCGTGATCGCTCTGGCGGCAGTTGCGGTCGCTGGCGTCAAGGCTTCGAAAGGCCAGCAGGGCGACTGCCTGGCGCTCTTCATTGCCTTCCTCATCACTTTGGCGGTCTTCGCATGAGCGCGGCCGTCACCACTCTCGTTGCCCAGAGCAACTGCCCGATCTGCGGAAGTGAGATCACGAGCGGAGGCGGCGGTGTCGCCTTCGCCTCGGCCACCTTTGCCTGCGGTGCCGAACTGCAGACGGCCAATGGCGAGATCGTCATCGGCATAGCCTGCCCGTCGCCAAGCTATGTGGCTGTGCGGGCGCTTAACGAGACGGTGCGCCTGGCGGCCGGGGAAGGTGCGGCATGACTGAGCTCACCCGGAAGGAGCGCATCCGTGCCGCTGCGATCGAGCATTTCAGTGACGACGGACACCAGCTGATCGTCCACGAAGGCGAGACCTATGCCCGCCTGGTCGAAAAGGCCAAGGGCTGCACGATTGTCCTCGCCGAGATCAATCTCGACACGCTCGCAAGCCAGATCGACAGGAGGCTTAAATGAAAAAGCCGCGCCGCCGAGCCCAACCTTTGGGGCAAAGGACCGTTCCCGACTGGACGCCAAAGAAGGCCCACACCTTCGCGATGAAGCGGGTGAAGGAGATCGAGTTGCTTTTGCAGGAGATCAGCTACACCTATGACCAGATCTTTCAGCCGGTTGCCTACGAGTGCGACCAGCTGATCGAGAGCCTGAAGCTGATCCGCGAGGAAATAGACAACGCTCTTGAGATCGAGGCGCAGCCATGACTTCGTCGATCGCCGCTATTCACTCACTCTCCAAGAAGCTCGGCCTCGACGAGGATACCCGACGCGCCAAGATGACCGTGATCACTGGTAAGGCCTCGACCAAAGCCATGACCGAGGCGGAGCGGCAGCGTGTTGTGGTGGCGCTGAAGGCCGAGGTTGGGCAGGTTTCGCCGCCTGGACAAAGTGCCAACGGCTTCAGCGGCAAGTATTCCGCAAAGCTTCGGGCGCTATGGATCGCCGGCTACAACCTCGGCCTGATCCGTGATCGGCGAGACAGCGCAATTGAAGCCTTCGTGAAAGGCCGCACCGGCCTCGATCGAACCCGTTTCCTGCATGTCCACAGCGACGCCAAGAAAGCGATCGAGGCGCTGAAGGCTTGGCTTGCCCGCGACGGCCAGGTAGGTTGGGACAAGACCCCGCTGAGCTGGATGGAGCCCTATGGCGCAAAGATCGCCTGGGCGCAGTGGAAGATCCTGCGCCCGCAGGCGACGCTCACCAACCGCTACGAGTTCGATGCCGCCGTGGCGCTGATCATCGGCGAGCCGAAGCGGATGCTGAGCCAGCTGACCGAAAAGGACTGGCAGGCTGTCATGAACGCATTCGGTGAGCGCATTCGCGCCGCAAAGGCAGGTGCGTGATGGCAGATCGCATCGACCCATGCCTGCGCTGCCAGCTCCCAGACTGCGATGACAATGCGCCTGAGTGCGGCCTGCGCGTGGCGCTCCGTCGCTACTATGCGCACCGCCGTAACAACCGGCCCATCCCGGACGAGGATCGCCGCGCCTATTCGCTCGCCTGGCGAGAGATCTACCAGATCCCGTGGAAGGAAAAGAAGGCAGCCGAGCGCGCTGCAGTGAAGGTGGGTGCGTGATGGCCGACCGGGAAAAGCTGATCACCAAGATCCGAGCCCTAACAGCGAAGACCGTCGCGGCAGGCTGCACAGAGGCCGAGGCGCTGCTCGCGGCCGAGAAGGCTGCGGCCTTGATGCGCGATTATCAGATCAGCCACTCTGAGCTTTTCATCGAGCAGCATTCGGTTCGTCGCCGCACCGCTGGTCAGAGCCAGAGGGACCGCCTCTGGCGAGCTTTGGCTATCAATACCAACACCGCCTCGATCCTTGACTTCAATGCTCAAGGGCAGCCGCAGCGGACCTTTGTGGGTCACGAACCGGGGCCGCAGATTGCGGTGTATCTTTATGTCGTCCTGGACCGGGCAATCGACCGGGCCGTCGCAGAATTCAAGACTGGCAGCTATTACAGCCGTCGGCGCTCACTCAAGACGAAACGGCTGGCGGTAGCCGAGTTTACCCATGCGATGGTTTGCAGGCTCCGCGACCGGCTCTGGGACCTGTTCGCCTCGACCAGGTCGGAAAGCGCGACCGTCGCGGCTTTGAATGCCCTTGCCGAACGGTTCCCAGACGCTGTCGAGGTTGCGCCGAGGAACCAACAGAAGCGGAAGGTTGCCATCACCGAAGCTTCTATCTCCGGCTTCATGGCCGGCGAGGCAGTCCCACTGTCGCACGGAATGCGCGGAGCTGCCGAACCGGCACGCCTGACCGGAAAGGCGGGTGCGTGATGAGCATCGACTGGATCAGAAAGAACTACCAAGTGCCGGCGAAGGTCGGTGGTCGGGTCGAGTATACAGGTGGGAAAACGCCTTCCCTCGGCACGATCACAGGCGCTCGGGGTGGACACTTGAGGATCAAACTGGACGGCGACTTTTCGTCCAATCCGTATCATCCAACCTGGGAGCTTCGCTATCTCGATCCCTCGCCGAAGGAGATCGTGTGATGGTCGCCTACGGCTTCAAAAAGTACTTCGCGCCTCAGATCGAGGACGGCAGCAAGGGTCACACCATTCGGGGACACCGCCGCCGGCATGCTCATGTCGGTGAGCCAGTGCAACTCTTCACCGGCCTTCGCACCCGCCACTGCCGAAAGATCATCGCGGACCCGATCTGCATCGCTGTCCTGCCTATCGTCATCATGTCTTCGGATCTGATCGAGGCCGGAATCGCTTACATCGAGGTCGATGGCACGCCGCTGCATCGGGATGAGATCGAGGCCTTTGCGATCTCCGATGGCTTCGATCCAGCCCGCCTGCAGGGAGTTGCTCCAGCCAAGCTGATCGGAGCTACAGCCCGCGAAACCATGGGCCGCTTCTGGGCAGCCGAAAATCCCGGCTCGATCTTCCAGGGCGTCATCATCCGCTGGGAGGCTCGCCCCTGATGGCTCGCGCGCTGCCGCTTTTCGACGCCATGGAGCTGGACAAGATCCGGCGCAAGCGCATCGAGCTGCAGCGCAAACTCGCGCGTGGGGGTGTGGATGTCCGCACGCGCATTCACCGGGAAGAGCAGCTGCGCACGCTCACCGCTCGCCAGATCGAAATCGAGGTCCGTCTCGGGATTGCGGGGAAGAGATGAGCACTCTTCCTGTTGTCATTGCAGAGATCGAGCAAGTCGTCGGATATGAGGTCGCCCTCAAGCTTGCTCAGGCCAAAGGTGGGCAGACGGTTTATATTCCCGCCGAGGCATCCGAGGGCCATTGGCTGACGGATATTGTGGGGCTTGAGGCGGCACGAAAAATCTGCGATCACTACCGCGTCGCCAATACGGGAGCAAAGCTTCTGATCCCGATGGCGAAGCAGGCGGTGCAAAAGCGCCGTCTGGTCGAGGCCCTTGAAGCCGGGGCTTCCGCCCCAGCTGCTGCCGCAGCAGCCGGCATGCATGAACGGTCTGCCTACCGCACGCGTAAGCGGCTGAAGGACGGGCGCCAAGGTTCCCTCTTCTAAAAGCCGCCGACCCTGACAGTGTCAGGGTCTCGTTGCGCGCACGCCACGGGCATAGTTGCTCCACTGATCTCGAATCCGAGACGCTGGAGACCCAATGCGACCCATTGACGAAATCATTGTCCATTGCACCGCGACCCCGGAAGGCCGCGCGGTGACTGTTGCGGAGATCGACGCCTGGCACCGGGCGCGCGGCTGGTCTGGTGTCGGTTATCACGGCGTCATCGGAATTGACGGCCAATATTGGGACGCCAGGCCATTTGAAGCTGTCGGCGCTCATTGTGAGGGCCACAACAGAAAAACGCTTGGCCTCGTCTACGTTGGCGGTCTCGCCAAGGATGGGCGGACCGCCAAGGACACTCGCAATGCGGCGCAAAAGAAGACGCTGATCGACACGCTGATCAACTGGCGCGACCGGTTCAAGACGATCGTCAAGGTCTCCGGTCACAACGAATATGCGGCCAAGGCCTGTCCGTGCTTCGACGCATCCAAGGAATACGACCATCTCTTCGAGGGCCGTTCAAAGGGCTTTTCACCGGTCGTTGATCCCCTTTTGAAGCGCGGCAGTTTCGGGCCGGAAGTCCGCGAATGGATCGACCAGCTCAAGGCCTGGCGCAAGACGCTTGCCATGGCAGGCGCACCCCTTCGCGGCGACGCCTTTGACCATCAGGTCGAGATGTCCACCATCGTCTTCCAGAAGGCGCGGAACATCGTGGCTGATGGCAAGGTAGGCCCGCAGACCCGGCGCGAGATGGAGCTTGCTCTTGCCTATAAGCCGCCGTTCCAGGCGCTTGATCTGCGAGGTGCTGCCTGACGATGGAAAAGCCCAACTATTCCACTTCCAAGCGCTACCTCTGGATCTCCATGTTCCTTGCCTGGGCCGTGATCCTGATCCTCGCGGCAGGTGCTGCCTGGGCCGGCCAGGCTGTCGAGTTCGGCACGATTGCGGTGCCCTCAATGGTCGCCGTAATCGTCTCGACGCTTGGCATTCATCGGGGTCTCGGTTCGCTCGACATGATGACAGCCATCAGAGGCAGCAAGCCGGACCCTCCGGAGGGTTCCGCATGAGCAGGACTTACCTCATCCTCGCGATCGTCGCCGGTGCGCTGGCGACCATTTCCGTTTCGGGCGCATTCGGCCTCACGATAATCCGCAACCTGGTCGCTGACGCAGCCCAGGCGGCGCGCGCTGAGCGGGATTATTACTGGCGCGGCCAGATCGACCAGATGAAGGCAGCTGCCGAGCGGCAGATCGCTGAGAACCTCAGACAAACCATGGCAGCGCAAGACGAGGCCCGCGATCAAGTCGCGCAGGCGGAAGCGCGCGCAGCGGAGCTGGAGAGAGACAATGCGGCTTTGCCGGACGGTGGTGATCGTGGCCTTGGCCGCGATCGGGTCCGCCTGCTCAACAAACGATAGGGAGGTGGTGCCCGTGCCGCAGTTCCTGGAGCGCGAAATCCCGGCAGAGGCAGCGAAGCCGTGCCCGGCGCCAGTGACCATCCCAGATCGGGACCTGTCAGAGAAGGAAGTCCACGACTTCTGGGGCACCGATCGCACGGCGCTCCGCGTCTGCGAAGCTCGCCGATCGGCGGCTGTCGGAGGTGCCCGTGTACAGTGATTTCGACCGGGAGATCGGCGAGGCTCGCGTCGAGCAGGAGCGCCAGGCGAGAATCGATGCCGCTCGTGCGGCTCTGCAGAAACATGGCCGAGAGGTATGTGAGTGCGGCGCGACAATCTCGGCCGCACGGCGCGCCGTTTACCCATCCGCCACGCGTTGCCTGGAATGCCAGGAGATTGCCGAGAAGGAAGCATACCTCAGATGACCCCAGCCGAAATCTCTCAGTATCTCGGGCTGGCGCTCGCAGTGATCGCGCTTCTCGGCCACGCCAAGGGCTACTTTTCCTCGGGTCAAAAGACGCTCAGCGAGGATGTTTCCGAGGCCAAGAAGAAGATCATCGAACATGATCGGCGCATCCAGACCATTGAGGGCGAGATGAAGCACCTGCCGAACAAGGACACGGTCAACAAGCTGCAGGTGGATATGACCGAGCTGAAGGGCGACATCGCGCTTATTGCCAAGTCCTCCGAGGCGACCGAGAGGGCCACGCGCCGGGTCGAAGAATTTCTACTGCACCACGATAAATGAGGGAAATGATGCTCTCCGAAGATTACAAGAAATGGGTCGATGAGAACATCCGCCTGATCATCCTCAAGGATCTTGCCGACCCGCGTTCCGGAGGGTCCACCAACACGTTTCTTATCCAGAAAAGCCTGGAGCGCTTCTCCTACAAGAAGTCGCGCGACTACATCTGCAACCAGCTCCTCTGGATGGAAGAGAACACGGGTGCGGTAAAGACGCGGAGGGAGGGCACGGAAACGAGTGCGGTTTTGACCCGCGCCGGCCGCGACCATGTCGAGGGACGGCACTATCTTGCCGGTATCCAGACGCCCGGCGACGCGGAGTAGACCATGGCTCCGCACACCCGCCCGCGCCCATCGTCGATCGACCTTCTGCCGGAAGAGTGCGAAGGCATTGTTGCCTGGGCGTTTCAGGAGCTGGCGAATTCCAAGCGCTCCCAGACTGAAGTCTACGCCGAGTTCCGCAACAAGCTGATCGCGCTGCAGGGCGAGCTCGGCCTTGATTTCGACATTCCGCACTTCTCGTCTTTCAATCGGCACAACCTTCGGCTCGGCAAGCTGACCCAGAAGATGCAGCGCACCCAGGCAATCGCCAATGCGGTCGTCGCCAATTCGAATGGCGTGGACGCCGACAAGCTGACACAGGCATCGACCCGCATGCTGAAGACGCTGCTGGTCGAGGTCATGGAGAATGCCGCTGACGATGGGATGAGCTTCAAGGAAGCGAAAGAGGCGGCAACAGCGCTTCGTCAGATTGCGCTCGCCGAGACCGCATCGACTGGCCAGCGAATGAAGCTGGAAGCCGCAGAGAAGCTGAAGCAGGCCGAAGACGCCATGAAGGCCAATGCCGAAAAGGCCCTCGACACGCTCTCAAATGAGCCCGGCATCTCCAAGGAAGCCATCGCGCGTGCGCGACGCGAATTCCTCGGCGTGCGCCCGAAGAAGAAAGACACGGGCTCTGATGGTTGAGATCCCTAGGGGCGAATGGCGCGACCCGCCGGTTCTGCCGAGCGACCCAGCCGCGCTCCCGGTTGAGCTGCCGCGTGGCGGCGATATTCCTGATGACCTCGACGCCCTGGCAGACGGCATTCTGATGACGCATCAGGCGGAATGGATTGCCGATGAGAGCACATTGAAGCTCTGCGCAAAGGGTCGCCGTACCGGGATCACGTTTGCCGAGGCTCTGGATAACACGCTGATTGCCGCCGCTCGGCGCTCCGCCGGCGGCCAGAATGTTTTCTACATTCCAGACAGCAAGCCGAAGGGTCGGGAGTATATCGGCTATTGCGCCCACTTCGCCAAAACGCTTGCCGGCGTCAACGAGCTGGTGGCGATCGAGGATGGCGTTTTCTTTGACCAGAAGGCAGACGGCAGCACGCAGGCCATCTCTAGCTATATCATCCGCTTCAAATCCGGCTTCCGGATCGAGGCGCTTTCGTCCAGGCCAGAAAATATTCGCGGTCTGCAGGGCACCGTCGTGATCGACGAAGCAGCCTTCCACCGTGATGTGCGCGACGTGATTGATGCGGTCGGCGCGCTTCTCATCTGGGGCGGCAAGATCAGGATCATCTCCTCGCATAACGGCGTCAGCAACCCGTTCAACGAACTGATCCGCGAAGCCCAGGCCGGCAAGAATGGCTTCAAGGTCCATACCTACAGCTTCGGCGATGCAGTCGCCAACGGGCTCTACAGGCGCGTTTGCCTGATCAAGGGCGAAGAGTGGTCGAAAGAAAAGGAAGCGGCCTGGGAGGCGGAGATCCGCTCGGCCTACGGTACCCGCACCGCGAAAATGCGCCAGGAGCTGGATGCGATTCCGGCTGAATCGGAAGGTGCCGCCCTCACGCGTGTCCTGATCGAAAGCTGCATGCAGCCGAACATACCTGTCATCCGCTGGGCTTGCTCCGACGACTTCAAGATGCTTCCAGATGAGGAGCGCTCAAACCAGACAAAGGCATGGCTTGAGCGCGAGGTGGGTCCCCATCTCACCAATCTGAATTCGCGCCGGCCGCATGTGTTCGGTGAGGACTTTGGGCGCATCGGCGACACCACGGCGATCGTGCCGATGGAGGTTGGTACGGACCTGGTGCGTCGGGTGCCGTTCATTGTCGAGCTGCACAATGTGCCCTTCGACCAGCAGCGGGAAATCCTGTTTTATGTGGTCGATGGCCTTCCCAATCTGACTGGCGGTGCGCTCGATGCCGGCGGCAATGGCGCCTATCTCGCAGAAAAGGCCGCGCAGCGTTACGGCTCGACCATCGTCGAGGTGAAGTTTTCCGCCTCCTGGTACCAGCTGGAAATGGCAGCCTATGTCATGGCCTTCTCCGACAAGACCGTCGTCTTGCCCCAGAATGCGGATGTGCTCGCCGATCACCAGGCGCTCGCTTACGTCAACGGTTACATCAAGGTGCCGGACGATCACCGCACCAAGGGATCGGATGGTTACGACCGGCATGGCGATACAGCGATTGCCGGTGCGCTCGCTTACTTCGCCAGCCGATCGGACCTGGAGGCGTTCGGCTACACCCCGATCAGTCAGCTCGAGTCCTTGACGGGTGTGCGCATGTTCGAAGAACCGGTGAGCGGTGGCCTGATCCCCAACCTTAGAGGAGGCCTTTTCTGATGGCCAGGACGCCACAAATCATCGACCAGTGGGGAAACCCGGTCTCGACCGCAGCCCTCAAGCAGGAGTTTGCCGCGCCAACCCTGGGCGGCTTGCGCACCGTCTGGCAAGAGACCATCGTCAACAACCTGACGCCGCTTGCCATGGCCGACGTGCTGAATGCCGCCGGCCGCGGCTATCCCGATCGCTTCTTCACGCTTGCCTCGGAAATGGAAGAGCGCGATCTGCATTATGCGGCGGTGCTCGGCACCCGCAAGCGGGCGATCACCGGCGTGAAGCCTATGATCATTCCGGCGTCGGAAGACGCCGAGGACGAGAAGATTGCCGATGCGGTGCGTGAGCTGATCGATCAGCCGGAGTTTGTGGACGACTATATCAGCGACCTGCTGGACGCGCTCGGCAAGGGCTACTCCGTCGTCGAGACCGTGTGGGACCGGTCGGGTAAGGAGTGGTTCCCGAAGAGATACGAATGGCGCGACCAGCGGCATTTCGTGATTGACCAGACGGATGGCCGCACGCTGCGCTTCAAGCAGGAGGGCAACATCCATGGCGTTGACCTTCCGCCTTTCCAGTTTTCTGTCCATCGTCCGAAGCTGAAGTCGGGCTTGCCGATCCGCGCCGGCCTTGCTCGCCTCTCTGCCTGGGCCTTCCTCTTCAAGTCCTACACACTGAAGGACTGGATGGCGTTCCTCGAAATCTACGGCATGCCGCTCAGGATCGGGCGCTATAGCAAAGGCGCAAGCCTTGATGATCGCCGCGTCCTTTTGACTGCCCTCCGCCAGATCTCGTCTGACGCAGCTGCGATGATTCCGAAGGAGATGGATGTCGAGTTCATCGAAGCGAAGGGCGGTACCGGCAACGCTGTCTTTTCGGCCAAGGCGGAATATCTCGATCGCCAGATCTCGAAGGGTGTGCTTGGTCAGACCATGACGACGGACGACGGGTCCTCGCTCGGTCAGGCTGCCGTTCATGAAAACGTCCGACACGACATTGCGCGAGCCGATGCGCGGCAGACAACGATCACGGCCAACCGTGATCTGATCCGGCCCTATGTGGATCTCAATTTCGGGCCGCGCGACCGCTACCCGACCATGGTCATCCCGATCACCGAAAACGAAGACATCAAGGCCCTGGTCGAGGCTGTCGAGCGTCTCGTGCCACTCGGCCTGAAGGTCGGCATGGCCGATGTGCGCGAGCGCATCGGCTTCGAGGAGCCGGATGAGGATGCCGAGCTTATGGCGCCGGCAGCGCCGCGCCCTGAAGCGGGTCGGCCGATCGAGGTGGTGACGAACAAGCGCAAGCCAGGCGCGGGGCAGCCAGAGGGAAAGGCGGCAGGGGAAGATGACGAAGACGGCAAGAACAATCTTCAGCCAGATCCTCCGGTCACGTCGGCCGCCCGACTTCAGATCCGCTGCCCGGGCTGCGGCGGCTTCCATGCGCTGGCAAGTGATCAGACACCAGAGCTCGACATACTGGCCGAGGAAGCCCTGACCGACTGGGAGGAAGATCTCGACCCAATCGTAAAGCCACTTCAAAGGCTGTTCGACACCGCGAAATCCTATGCCGACCTTGAGGCGGGCCTTGATGACCTCATCGCTCGCATGGATGCCGGGCCGATCGCTGACCGGCTTGCCAAGGTCATGATGAAGGCGCGCGGGCTTGGCGATCTTGGCGAGGGCAAATAGTGGCCGACGTTCCCGACCTCTTCAAGACGGCGCCCCGGGAAGTCACCCGCTACTTCGCCAACAAGCCTGCAGCCGAAAGCTTCGACTGGCGCGACTGGGCACCGCAGGAGCACGCCTATGCCTTCACCGTCGCCAAGTCCACCGGCTACGACATCCTGGAAGACGTTCGCGCGGCGGTCGCTGATGCGGTCACCAACCGCATCCCCTTCGAAGACTTTGCCAGGAGCCTGACGCCTGTTCTGCAGTCCAAGGGTTGGTGGGGGCGTCAGCTCGCGATCGACCCGGATACCGGCGAAGAACGCATCGTGCAGCTCGGGTCGCCGCGCCGGCTACGAACAATCTACTGGGCGAATGTGCGCACGGCACATGCGGCCGGCGAATGGGAGCGAACCCAGCGCACGAAGGCGTTCCTGCCTTACCTGGTCTATCTGCGCTCGATGGCCGAGAAGAAGCGCGAGGAGCATCTGCGCTATGTCGGTCTGGTCGCTCCTGTTGATGATCCCGTCTGGCGTCGGATCTATCCGCCGAACGGTTGGGGCTGCCAGTGCGGCGTGCGCCAGGTATCCAGATCCCAGGCCGAGCAATACGGGTATGTCGAGGGGCAAGAGACGCCTGAGCTGATCGAGCGGCCATGGCGCAACAAGCGCACCGGCGAGATCGTCATGCTGCCCGAAGGCGTCGATCCGGGTTGGGACACCAATCCAGGGGCGGAGCGAGCCGCGAATGTCTCTCGGTTCCTGATGGATAAGATCGAGGCCATGCCGGCGTCCCGGCAGAAGGTTGCGATCGACGATATCGTCACGTCCCCAATCCTCAAGGCTTATGCAGAGGGCAGACTGCGGCAGGGCTTCGTTCCGGTGGCGCAGTTGCCCCAGTCGATCGTTGCTGCTTACGGAGCGGAGACGGCTGTCGTTCGAATGTCCGCCGATGGCGCTGCTCAAATCCTGGGCGATCAGGCGGCGTCAGCAGCTGCAGCGCTGACCGCCGATGATTTACGCGCAGCCATCCGGGTCATGGCGACACCGCAAGCCGCTATGAGAACCCAGTCGGAGGACGCGGTCGAGCTGGTGGGATATTCGGCAGATGGTCAGTGGTGGACGGCCGCGATCAGACTTGCAGCGGGCAGGACGCAGTGGTGGCTCCAGCGCCTCGGCCGCGCGACAGCAGCAGAGGCTCGCGAAGCGATCGACCGGGCCCGGCGTACGGGAAGAGTGATCGACTGACTGGGGGTATGTGTGTGGGTCAGATCCGGCTTTCCAAGACAGAAAGACGGCAATCGATTTTAAGCGTCATGGGCGCGCCTGGAGCCCCTTTAGCGGGCGACGACAGCGCCAAGACCCTCGAAACGCCTCCACGGCCTTTAAATCATCTTTAAAAATCGATTATGATCTGAGGGGAGCATCCCAACTGCGATCGGACTGCCGATTGCCTCAGAAGGGATCATGGGCCTGACAGCGTCAGGGTCGCGGATCTTCGTGCCGCGATCCAATATTCGCCCATGAACACGACAACCGCAACAGCATTTTTTACCGATCTGGCCAGCGAGGGCAGCGCCCCGCCGGAATGGATCGAGCTTTTCCCGAAGGGGCCGCAGATCCGTGCCCGCGATGGGCGCTCCTGGATGCTGGAGCCTGCTCGCGTAGTCGCAGCCTTTGCCGCCAACAAGGGGCCGCTGGCGATCGATTATGAGCACGCCCAGGCGCACAAGGCCCCGAAGGGCGAAGAGGCCAAGGCTGCCGGCTGGATTGTTGCAGTCGAAGAGCGAAGCGGTGCTGTCTGGGGCAAAGTCGAATGGACCCGTGCTGCGGCGCAGATGATCGTCGAAAAAGAATACCGCTTCATCAGCCCGGATTTCGATCACACCCGCGAGGGTCTGATCGTTCATCTGAACGGTGCCGGCCTGGTCAATCGCCCGGCCCTCACCATGACCGCCTTATCTCAAAAACAACCGGAGACTATTGCAATGAGCCTGAAGGCAATTGCCGCCGCGCTCGGCCTCAAAGACGATGCCGACGAAAAGGCGGTCCTTACCGCGATCGAGGCCCGCGCGAAGCAGGTCACGGCGCTCTGCGCAGTCCTGAAGATCGATGCGGCCAGTGATGCCGCAGCGATCACAGCAGCCGTTGAAGGGCTGCAGAAGGAGCACGACACGGCGCTTGCGTCGCTCCAGTCGGCGCAAGGTGCCGATGTCACTGCCCTCAAGGCGCAGCTCGACGACACCCGCAACGCTCTTGCTGCGCTCCAGCAGAAGGATGTCGATCGCGAGATCGAGACGGTGCTCGACCAGGCCAGCGCGGAAGGCAAAATCACGCCGGCCTCTCGCGAGAGCTACCGTGCCATGTGCATGACCGAAGGCGGCGTCGAGCGCTTCAAGGCGCTGGCAGCCACCCTGCCTGTCATCTGCGCGCCGAGCCAGCTTGGAGGCAAGCCGGCGATCACCGCCGATGAGGCGACCAATCTCAACCCAACGGCGCTCGCCTCAAAGGCGCGCAAGTATCAGGACGATCAGGCCGCGCTTGGCATGGTTGTCTCGATCTCTGAGGCCGTCGAACATGTGAAGGCTGCAGGCTGATGACCAATTCTCTTCTGACCAAGAGCTTCCGCTCGGCGAGCGCTATCGCCGGCTTTCTCATCGTGAAGGCTGCCGCCGGTGGCGCTGCCGTTGCGTCCGCCGGCACCGACCCGCTGCTTGGTGCGGCCGGCTCCATGGGTGTGCCCGAAGGCGGCATGCTGGATGTAGACATGGTTGGCGCGTCCGAGGTTCGTCTCGGCGGCGATGTTGTTGCCGGCGACCCACTGACATCAAACGCAGCCGGCAAGGCCATCAAGGCGCTTCCGGTCGCCAATGCCGTCGTCCGTATCATTGGCTTTGCCATGTCCGATGGCGCAGCCGATGACATCATCCCCTACCACATCGCGCCGGGCACGCTCACCAAGCCCGCAGCTGCGTGACCCTGAAAGGCTGAGCATCCATGTCGAACGTCAACAGACCCTTTCCCCTCGATCCGACGCTGACCGCGATCGCGATCGGCTACCGCAATCCGGCAGCAACGCTTCTTTACTCGCGCGTCCTGCCGACCGTTGAAGTCATGTCCGAGCAGTTCAAGTGGACCGAGTTTCCGCTTGACGAGGGCTTTACCGTTCCGGAGCTGGAAGTCGGCCGCAAGGGCCGCGTCAACCAGGTCGAGTTCACCGCGACCGAAAAGGACAGCTCGACGAAGGATTACGGCCTCGACGACGCCATCCCTTATTCGGACATCCAGGCGGCGGCACGTGCGCGCGCCGAGAAGCGCTCCAACATCGATCCGCGCAACATGGCCGTCGAGGGGCTGACGAACCTCATCGAGCTTGGCCGAGAGGTGCGGGCCGCCCAGATCGTCCAGGACGCAAACAACTACGACGCCGACAAGAAGATCGCGCTGGTCGGCACCGACAAGTTCTCCGACTACGACAACTCCGACCCCTACGGCGTCATCGACGAGGGCATGGACAAGACGCTGGTCTATCGTCCGAACCATATCGTGATGGGCCAGCCGGTCTGGTCGAAGATCAAGCGGCACCCGAAGATGATCAAGGCCGTCAAGGGTGGCCTGACGGAAGACGGCGCAATCACCAAGGCTCAGTTTGCCGAACTCTTTGAGCTGCCGCCTGAGAACGTGCTGATCGGCATGGCGCAGGTCAATCTGTCCCGGAAGGGCCAGAACGTCGCCCTGTCCCGCGTCTGGGGCAAGTCGATCCAGCTTCTCTATCTCGATCCTTCGAAGCGCCAGGCCGACGGCTCGGTCATCACCTGGGGCTTTACCGCCGAACTGGGTGGCCGGATCTCAGGCTCGATTGAGGACAAGGATATTGGCCTGGAAGGCGGGGAGCGCATCCGCGTCGGCGAGAAGGTGCGCGAGCTCGTGGCCGCAAAGTCTGTCGGGTACCAGATCCAGGGCGCTGTTGCCTGATCTCCTGGGTGGCAAGCCCGGCTCTTCAATATCGCCGATCGCTGGCTTTGGCGATCGGCGGTTCTTCGGCAAGGGGCGGTACGCGCCCTTTCCCAAAGAACCGGAGGTCCATCATGGCAAAGAAGCCTGCATCTACTACGCCAAAGCCTGTCAAGGCGCTCGCCGCAGCCGAGACCCTCAACGGCTCGAACACTCTGCCGGCGGTCGTTGAGATCGCGCCCGACCAGTTTGTCGCTCTCGCCGAGCTTGTGGCAGCCGCGCACAAGCGATCCGGCATGACGGCCGCCGTCTGGAACGAGCTTGGCGAAGAAGAGCGCGACAAGCTGCTCCATCGTGAGGTCGAGATCGCCGGTCAGTCGCTTGCCTCGGCAACCTCGCCGGCTGAGGTGACTGCTGCCATGCGCTTGGCGTTTGGGGCTGACGGCGATCAGCGGCGCGGCCCGCGCGTGCGTCAGGAAGTGCGCTATCGCGGGCAGACGTATGCGCCTGGCGAATTCCTGCCGCACGACATTGATCCGGAGATCGAGGACGAGCTCGACGAGATCGGCGCGATCTGAGGAATGCCAGCGGGGAGCGCCGCGAGAGGACAAGCCGCATCGAGCGGAGAATGCCCCGAAGCCCCGTCGCAGGATGAAGAAGCGGAAACGCACCTGCACGAACAGCGGCACCATTTGGAGATGAGCCTGTGATCTACGCCACGCGCCAGCAGCTTGAAGAGGTATGGGGCCCGGACTTCGTGTCCGACCTTCTGCCCGAAGATGTCGATGCCCAGGTTGCGATCGACGGCGCGCTGGTGCGGGCTTCTGCGGAAATCGACAGTCATCTTTCGGCCCGATATCCGCTTCCGCTTGCAGCGGCCCCTGCCGCCCTGGTCACGCCTTGCGCCTCGATCGCCGTCTACATGCTGGCGATCCGGCACACTGCGCTCACCACCACGATCGAGGAGCGCTACAAGCAGGCGATCGAGCTGATGAAGCGCATTGCCGATGGCAAGGCCGGGCTTGGCGAAGCGGAGCCGCGCGTCTCGGCCGATCAGGACGCCTCGACCGGCGGCGCCTTCTTCTCGTCTGGTCCGCGTCTCTTCTCCCGGGAGCGGCTGCCATGAGCGTTGTTTTCGAAGTCACAGAGACTGGGCTTTCCGAGGCCCTCCTGAAAATCGAAGGGCTTGCCAATGCCCCTACGGAAGAGCTCGCCGACGGTATCGGCCGGCTTGTCCAGGAGAGCACGCGCAACCGCATCCGCTCAACCAAGACCTCCCCTGCCGGAGCGCCCTGGAAGGCGAATCGTGCCGGCACGTCAACGCTCTATCGCTCCGGAGCCCTGGAGCGGTCGATCGACTATACGGCTTCGGCCGACAGCGTCGTTGTCGGGTCGGGCCTGGTCTATGCCCGCGTCCACCAGGAGGGAGGCAAGATCGAGCCGAAGACCGCCAAGGCGCTTGCGTTCATGGCAGGTGGACGGCTGGTTTTCGCAAAGTCCGTCACCATCGATGCGCGGCCATATCTGGGGCTTTCGCCTCAGGATGAGACCGACATCATCAAGGCGGCGGAAGACTGGATCGCGGAGCGCTTGCAATGAGCGGGCGGATCGAGGCCTTCAGGACGGCTGTGGCTGCCCGCATCAATGTCATCGCGCCGGAGCTTCGCAGCGTCGAGGCGCAGTTCGGTCGCTTCGACCTGGACGAGCTGGAGCGCACGTCGATGCGGTGCCCGGCTGTGCGGCTCTCCATCCTGCGCGCCCCTCTGGTCTCGGCGCTGGATGGCAAGCTGGAGGCGCAGCTCTATTGCGTTGCCTTTGTCATAACGGACGGCAAGGACAAGGATCGGTTCGGCTGGAATATTGCCGAGGCCATCGCGACCCAGCTGCATTCGGGCCAGCTTTGGGGCCTGACCAGGCTCGCGGCTCCGACAGACAGAGAGATCCAGCCCGTCGTCACCGGCAAGCTCCGCGATCGTGGCGTTTCGATCATTGCGGTGGAATGGCGCCAAACGCTCCGGCAGCTCGGCGAGAACATCTTCGACGACAACGGCGTGATGTTTGATGGCGCGTATCTGAACGGGGAGGAAGTCGAGCTCGACCAGGGAGGCGCGAATGAATGACCGTGACGCACGGGCTATTGCTCGCGAGTTCCGTCGCTCAGACAAGCGCTTCGATGATCTTGAGCGCCGCATGGCCTCCATGATCCTCAGCGGCAAGATCGCCGCAGTTGATGGTGATCGCGTCAGGGTCGAGCTTGAGCCCGCCAACGCCAAGACCGGAAAGCCGTTTCTGTCGCCCTGGGTGCAGATGCAGGAAGCATCCGGCCAGACTGGCACGCACTTCCCGGTCAAGGAGGGCGACCCAGTGCGGCTGCTGTCGCCCAATGGAGAGCTTGGCCCAGCCTCACTTGCCGTGCGCGACGGCTACACAGACGGAGCGTCGAACCCCACCGACAAGAAGCAGACCGAGCTGGTCATCGCGAACGACGGCCCTGTTCGCTTCAAGGGATCGTCCATCATTTTCGAGGCGGAAGGTGCTGTCGATGTGAACTCGGCGAGCCTCAAGCACAACGATGTGAATGTCGGCGATAGCCACATCCACCCTGAAAGCATCGGCATCCTGACCGGCCCACCCGTATCGTCCTGAAGGAGACCATCGTGAAAGCGAACGAGCAGAGCATAGAGACAGAAATTCAGGGCAAGCAGCTTATCGCTCCGCGCGTGACGCCGGTCATGCTCGATGACGAGATCGTCGCGGAAGACTATCACGTCTTCCCCGGCACATGCCTGACCGTCTGCTGCCTGACCCTCAGGAACGGCTTTACGGTCACCGGCGAAAGCGCCTGCGCCTCTCCCGAAAACTTCGACGCCGAGCTCGGCCGCAAGATCGCGCGCGGCAATGCCTGGGAAAAGCTCTGGCCTCTGCTGGGCTTCCGGCTGCGCGATCAGCTGGCCCGTTAATCACACCTCAAAGGAGCTTTAAACGTGGAAAAACAGATCTTCGAAGTCACCGAAAAAGCCGGCGCATTTGTCGCCGGCAAGCGGTCGCCCGGCGCAGGCAAGACCATGTCGCTCACCGCAGAGCAGGCTTATTTCGCGCTGCAGGCTGATGAGCTCCGCATGCCCGCCGCCCAGGCTGCCACTGAAGCGCCGGCGGCTGATCCGGCGGTGGCGGTAGAACCGACATCGGAAGCTGTCGACGCTCCGGCCGAAGCCAAGTCGCGCTCCTCGCGAAAGGGCTAAAACATGCGGGTCGGGATCAACGAGTGGACAGGACAGAGGCTGACTGGCTGGGCGCACTGCCAGCAGTCTATCCGCCGCTGCCTGCGCACGCGCTTCCGGACCCGCGAAATGCGCCAGTATCTGGGCTCCAGGGTGCCTGAGCTGCAAGACGATAATGCGTCTGCAGACACTATTTTCGATTTCTTCGTCGCCATCGCCGAAGCGCTTGCCGATCCTGATGGTGGCGAGCCCGGATTCAGGCTTGTCGAGATTGAAATTGTCGCAAGCGGTGCGCGCTCGGGTCGGTTTGCCTTCCTGTTGAGCGGCATCTTCTTCCCGCGAGGTCACCTGGGCGACTTCTCGATCTCCGAACTGCAATCAGTCACTTTTCCCGAGGGGGCTTGAGTTGATTTACGCGCCAACCGCCATCGACCTGTCCCGCCTTGACGCTCCCCAGGCGATCGAGACCATCAGCGCCGAAGCTCTTTATGCTGATTACCGGGCCCGCTTTGTCGCGGCATGGGACTCCTTGCGGATCCGCTATCCCGATCTGCCTGTCCATGACACCGTCCTCCTGGAGACGGAGCCGGCGGCCGTCGTCGGCCAGGTATTCAGCTCAAGCCGTCGCAACGATCGCCAGCGGGTGAATGACGGCCTGCGTGCGCTTCTGGCTCCGCTTGCCTCGCAGTCGGATCTCGCTGTTCTCGTGGCCAGCCGGAACATTGAGCGCCTCACGGTTGTCCCGGCGAGCTCGACAGCAGACGCGATCATGGAGAGCGATGCCTCGCTTCTGCGCCGATTCCTTCTGTCGTTCGATGAGCCGTGCGCCGGTTCTGCCGGCCGCTACCTCTTCGATGCCTGGTCGGCCTGGCCGCAAAACGAAGACAGGACGCTCGGCCTTTGGGATGCCCGCGTGAACGGATGGGCCATCCACGGCCGGCGCGGAGACAGCGACCTCGTGCTTGTGGGGCCGTATGGGCGTGTCCCGACGACGGAAGAGCTTACCGCCGTTCGGGCATCCGTTGCCCACCCCAATCGCGCGCCAGAGGCCGTCGCAATATCGGTGCTGGCCGCAACGCGCGTTGAGTACGCAGTGCGGCTTCACCTTGAGGTGCCGGGAAGCGGCCCGTCTCCCGCTGTCGTAAAGGCAGAGGCGGAAGCCAGGGTAAGCAGGGCGGCGACCGACAGGATCTTGATCGGCGGCGAGATCCCGGCCGGGCTTCTGCCTGGCGTTGCCTATGGCGACGGCATCATCAAGGTGACTGACCTCGCTCCCGTAATCATCGCCCCAGATCCCTACAAGGTGCCCGTCATGACTGACCTGACCGTCACGGTCGAGGTGCGCTGATGGCTGATGTTGCGCTTCTCCTGTCTGCCGAGGCAAAGGCGTTTGAGCGAGCGGTCGCCGCCGGCATGTCCGATGAGCTTCCTGTTCCCTATGACGAGATCATGGACCCCTACCGGACACCGGAGCGGTTCCTGCCGTGGCTTGCTGCGCACCATTCCGTCGATCTTTGGTTTGATGATTGGCCGACAGCCCGCAAGCGCGAGATGATTGCGCAATGCGCCGGCGTCTCTACGGTCTATCCGGCGTCGCCGCTCGGAAGCCTGAAGGGCACGCTTGCCGGCCTCAAGCGCTATCTGGAATTCGTGGATGCCGAGATAATTCATCGGATTGCGCACCCGTCGCGCTTCATTTTTGGTGAAGCGGTTCTTGGCCAGACGCCGATCAACCATGTGCCGTTTCTGGCGCGCTACCTGATCAAGGTGAGCCTGGTTGCGCCGAACGGCTATTTCCAGATCGGGCGCAGCGCCTTTTCCAGGCGCTACCTTCGCTCCGTCGATCTGGAGCCACTGCGGCGCGCCAAGCGGGCGGCGCAAACGGCGAAGACGCCGGAGACCCAATACACGATCAGCTTCGCCTGGCGGCGCAGCATCACCTTTCAGGACAACATCCCGATCGACGGCAGCCATGTGTTTGATGGCTGGCTCGACGCATCCCGCCTAGGCTGAGGAGCAAGAGAATGAAGCGTATCGATTTTTCAAATGCAGAGGTCGCGGACCACTCCGACTTTGCCAATATCGGGCTCTTTGCCCAGCAGAGCATTGACGGTATCTGGCTCGATGCCATCGGCTATCCAGCCCACTGGGCAGGCTTTACTGTCAGCCAGAAGTCGGCGCAGGAAGTCACGGTGTCGGCGGGTCGCTATGTTGCAGGCGAGCTGGTCTATGACCAGGCGGCCGCGACCGATGTCAACCTTCAGCTCCAGATCCCGCCGGCGGCGTCCGATCAGCGCTGGGTTGCTATCCTGCTTCGCGGCGAAGAGGTCACGGTTTCGGAAAGCCGACCCTTCAACACGTCGGAAGATCCGGAAGTTGAGACCATCGTCCAGATCTCGACGCCAAAGACCATCCGCCGCATCGTGTCCCTGATCTTGCAGGCGGGCGACGCCAACCCGGTTCCGGTGAAGCCTGTCGTCGCGCCGACTGATGCCTGCATTGCCTATGTGCTGGTGACCTCGTCGGGTATCGACTTTATCGAGCCCGGCAACGATAGCCGCGTAAAGACCCTTTACGAGGTCGAGGGCCGCGTCTCGGCGCTGGAGATCAATCTCGATGGGCTCTTTCTGCGCACGGAATCGATCGAGACCCAGATTACCAATATTCAGGGGCGGCTGACCGAGATCCCGCGCCCGCAGATTATCCGCCAGATGCAGCGCGATATCGGTGCAGCCCGCCTGAAGGGTGAGCTTCCGGATGAGGCCCGCGCCTATGTCTTTGACCAAGGCCTGATTCCCGATCAGTGGGACTTGACCCATGTCGACTGGCTGGCCCGGATCGAGGAAGGCGTGCGCTTCGGCTATGCGGCCACCACCCAGGCGCGGCTTGAGGTGCAGGCCGAGGATAATCCCGCAATTGCGTTTCGTGGACGGCGCATGGTTCCGGCTTTTGACGAGGTCGTGAAGATCGCCAATACGGCAATTGACGGCAGCTTGAACATCAGCCAGCTCGTGCACACCGTGACGACGGCCGTGCGCCGCGAGGTCTCGCGCATCCGCATCACCTATGGCCCGACACAGTGGGCTTGCGAGAACCAGGCGGGATGGTCTGCCCTTGGTGGCGATGCCCGTGTGGGCCAGATGTTCAACATCGGCGGCGAGGTGTTTCAGGTTGTCGAGATCCGCGCCAACCACGGTCGCGGCCACCAGACCTACGGCGTCCGGCAGGTTCGCCAGGAGCAGTATACCGAGGCCTATTGGGAATACGTGACCGAGCATATCGGCATCAACGGTTCGGTCTATGGCCAGACCTTCCTTGTGGCCCAACCGATGCAGATGACCTCGATCGACCTGCACTTCGCCCGCGTCGGCGTCGATGGCGACGTGCATGTCTTCATCGTCGAGACCACCAACGCCGGCACGCCAAAGTTCGATGCGGTCCTCGCGCAAGCCACTGTCGCCCGTGCTGCTCTCACTGCTGGCTGGAACAAGTTCGTGTTGCCGATTACTCTTCTCGAGAGTGGAAAGCGCTATGCCTTCGTGACCGTGACGACAGGCGCACACGCGCTCTCGACCTCAGGCTCCAACAAGTACACCGGTGGCTCGCAGTTCCTGACGACGGACGGCGCCTTTGCGCAAGGCTCGACCGAGATCGACATCTGCTTCCGGATCAACGGTGCCCGCTATCGCTCTCCGCGCACCGTCGTTCCAATGCAGGCGCTAAACCTGGTCGATGGCATGACGGTCATCGACATGATCTACCCGGGCTGGGTTCCAGGCGGCTGCCAGCTTGCCTGGGAGATCCGGCCGGCAGGCACGGACATCTGGACCGAGATCGACGATGGCGACCCGGCAGAAAACCCGCTGGTCGGTCTGCCGGCGTCCGTAGAGCTGCGCATGGTGATGCTCGGGACGGCGGATCTTCAGCCGATGATCCAGCTCGACCCGACAGCCGTCTCCCGCGTGTCGCGCAATCGCAGCACCATGGTCGGCGTCTCCCAGGATTTCGACTTCGGGCTTTCGACGACATCGATCGTTACCCAGTACACGCTCGACGCCTTCGACGAGACGCGTCACACCTTTACCCCGCGCATCATGGTCGGCGGGGTAGTCGTCGCGCCGGCAACGACCGAGATCACCATCGACCCTGCCAACCCGAACCGTCGCACTTACCTCTCGACCTATGCGCTGGGGGCGGCAACGACTTCTGCGCGCATGCGAGTTGAGGCGACGACGACCAACATCGTGTCCGTGCCGTTCGTGCAGGATGCCTTCATCTCCGCTCTGTAGAGGTCATCATGACAACCAAACCTATGACTATCGATGAGGCTGCGACCTATGTCGTGAAGCTTTCCCGCGTCGTTCAGATGGGGGCGTTCAAATACAAGCCTCTGAACGAAATGGAGATGGCGGGCGCCATGCTCAAGCGGATCGTGGACGAGCACGGCGAGGAGGCGATCGACTATGCCCGACAGCTCTGACGATTATCAGCTCCCGTCCTGGCCTCCGACGCCGATCAACCGCGATCTCTGGAATGCGGTCATGGGCTCGATCGCCGCCCGACTGACGGCGCGCGAGGATCTCGAAGCCACCTTTGAGGCCCTTCAGCAGACGGGCATCCAGGCGTCGCTTGATTACATTCAGGTGACCGTCGCACCACAGATCGCGACGCTCCAGACCTCGATCACACTCGCCCAGGAGCAGCTTGACCAGATCATCCTGGATGGCGTCTCGCCCGACTCCAACAAGCTAGGCGGGCAGCTCCCGGCCTACTACGCAACGGCGAATGCCCTTTCGACCGGTTTGACCGACGCTGCGAACGCCTTGTCGCAGCTGAGCACAGATACGGCCGACGCCCTTGCGGACAAGGCCGACGCCGACGATGTCGCCACCGCCCTTGCGGACAAGGCCGACGCCGACGATGTCGCCACCGCCCTTGCAGAGACTGCCGCAGCAATCAGCCTCCGCGCAAAAGGCCTGTTCGAAAAGGCCGATCCGCGCTCCGTCGCCTTCACCAAGACTGGCGCCGGCACGGCTTCGATCAAGGCCGGCACCATCGTCGAGGTGAATGGCGCGGTCCATCAGTTTGCGGTCGATACCGCAATTACCATGCCGGCGCTGACCGCAGGCACGGATTATGCAATCTGGATCCACCCAGACGGTGCGATCTCGGCGACGGCAAGCTTCACGTCGGCGCCCGTTGCCAATGCGCGTCGCATTGGCGGCTTCCACTACGCGCCAGGCGGCAATGCTGCGGCCCAGGCTGGCGGTGACGCTGTGCCGGCGATCAACGAATTCTCGATGTGGGATCTGAAGTGGCGGCCGTCCTGCCCGGACCCGCGCGGCATGACGTTGGTGGCCGGTGCTTTCTGGTGTGACATCTATCATCTCGGCGTCGATCACCTGATCAACGGAACGTCGAAGTTCAACGTGACCATGGCAGACGGCTCTTCGCCGCCGCGCCGTCCGCTGATGTTCGGTGGCAATGGAACCGCGACCTATTCGACGCTCACCTGGTGGGAAGCTGCCGAGGTCATGGTGAGCCACGGCAAGGAGCTGCTCTCCTATGCCGACTTCGCTGCCGCAGCTTACGGCACCACGGAAAACGCGTCTGCCGGTACCGATCCGGTCTCGACCATACTTCGCCAGGCCTACACCTCGAAATGGGGCGTGATGCTGGCGACCGGCAATGTCTGGGTCTGGGGCAATGAGTTTGGCGGTGGCGCTCAGGGTGCTGCCTGGGCGAACAACAACGGCGGTCGCGGGCAGGTCTACCAGCAAGAGAACGCGCTCCTCCTCGGCGGGTCCTGGGGCGTCGCTGCGTTCTCTGGCTCGCGCGCGTCGAGCTGGGGCGACGCGCCGTCGATCTCCGAGTCCCGCTTCGGGGCGCGGGGCCGCTGTGAGCATCTGACCCTTGTCTGACCGCCCTGAAAAGGGCGGGCCTGCCCGGGGCCAGCCACAGCAAATCCTGACAGATCCAACCAGCAGCTACGACCAGCTGCGCATCATTGAAAGGTACGAACAATTTATAGATTACCTTTACCCCATCCTGCAGAGCTGCCCGCGCAAGCACGGCATTGCGAGGGATGCGGTATTGGCTGCGATGTTCGCGCAGGTCGATCTCTTCATAATTGCTGGAAAGTCGAGACAGGCTTCCAGACTGTATTCCGCAGACGCCAATCTTTCGGCCCTGCGGTTCTGGCTGCGCTTTCTGGCGGCACCATCGCGCAAGATCATCACGCCCAACCAGCACCGGGTGGCATCGATCCACCTGGCCGAGGTCGGCAAGATGATCGGCGCATGGCTGAAGTCAGCAAAGAGCGGGGGTTGA